AGATTATCTTGCTTGGAAAGGTCTGTCTGGACAATACAATAAACAAGACATAATCCTTTTCAAGTTGCGTGAAGCAGGAAGATATACTGCCAACAAGTATAATAAAGGCCGAGTGTATAGTGCCGAATCTAAAAATAGAATGAGACTTGCTAAATTAGGCAAACATCGTTCAAAAGAGTCATGTGAAAAACAAAGTTCCACATGCTCGAAACGTGAGTATATTATAACTGATTCTGATAATAAAAAGTATATTATCAGAAATTTAAAGAAGTGGTCGATAGAAAGAAATCTATCATCTGGTCATATGTTTAATTTATTAAACAATAAGATCAACTTCTATAAAGGTTATAAGGTGCAACTAAATATATAATAAAAGGAGTATTAAATGGCGGAACTTTTTGGTTTTAAAATAGAACGATTAGGTAATAAAGAAACTGATCCAAGACAAAATATAGTACCACCTCAAGCAGACGATGGCACACAGGTTGTTCCTGCTGGTGGATTTTTTGCGTCTTATGGTGGATTTGAACAAGGTGCAAGAAACGAATTAGATTTAATAAGAAGATATAGAGAAGTTGCTCTACATCCTGAATGTGATAGTGCGGTTGAGGATATAGTATCAGAATCAATTGTATCAAACGAAAATCAACAATCAGTTCAACTTGATTTATCAAAAGTTGAATATACAGACGCAATCAAAAAGAAAATAAGAGAATCGTTTAAAGATGTTTTAAATCTTTTAAACTTTGATATTAAAGGGCATGACATCTTTAGAAGATGGTATGTTGATGGAAGAGTTTACTTTCATAAAATTATAGACAAAGATTCTCCAAGATTGGGTATAACAGAATTAAGATATATTGATCCTAGAAAGATCAAAAAGATTAGAGAAGTAAGAAAACAAAGAACAGATGGTGTTCCAAGTTCATTTGCATTTGAAAATAAGTTCCAAGAATATTATATTTTTAATGAAAAAGGAATACATCCAACATCAACATCAAACGCAGGTGGTTTAAGAATCGCTACAGACGCCATTTCATATTGTCCGTCTGGATTAGTAGATCAATCACACAATCAAGTTTTATCTTACTTACACAAAGCAATTAAACCTGTCAATCAATTAAGAATGATTGAAGACGCTGTGGTTATTTACAGAATTGCAAGAGCACCTGAAAGAAGAATATTTTATATTGATGTAGGTAACTTACCTAAAATCAAGGCCGAACAATATCTAAGAGATGTTATGGCAAGATATAGAAACAAAATGGTCTACGATGCTTCTACTGGTGAAATCAGAGATGATAGAAACAGAATGAGTATGTTAGAAGACTTTTGGTTACCTCGTAGAGAAGGTGGTAGAGGAACAGAAATTACTACTTTACCTGGTGGTCAAAACTTAGGACAAATAGAAGATATAGAATATTTCCAAAAGAAATTATATAGATCATTAAATGTTCCAATTAGTAGATTAGAAAGTGGATCAGGATTCAATTTAGGAAGAGCTGCTGAAATTAGTAGAGATGAAGTTAAGTTTACTAAATTCATTGGCAGACTAAGAAAGAAATTCTGTATGTTATTCCATGATTTATTAAAAACACAATTAGTTTTAAAAGGTGTTATTGCACCTGAAGAATGGGATGTGTTACAAGGTAATATTACATACAATTTCTTACAAGACGGATATTTTGCTGAACTAAAAAATTCAGAAATGTTAGCTGCTAGATTAAATCTAGTTAGAGATGTAGAACAATATGTTGGTAAATATTTCTCACATGAGTATATTAGAACTAAGATATTAAAACAAAACGAACTAGAACAGGCAGAAATAGATCAACAAATTAAATCTGAGGCACCAGAACAACCACAACAAGAAGTGCCACAGGATAATAAAGGAGAATAATTATGAGTAAAGATGATATTAAAAAATTTGTAAATTCAGTCGTAGATAACGATAACATACAAGCACAAAAAGACTTTGCAGCTGCTGTATCAGACAAAATCGGATCAGCAATTGATGCCCAAAAACAAGAAGTCGGTAGATCAATGTTTACAGGACAACAAGGTGTTGACGCTCCAGAAGCAAATGTTTTTAGTGGAGGAAATATAGAAGGATCAACAGATGGTTAAGACGTTCAGTAAATTTAAAGATGATATTGTAACTGAATCAAATGACTATAAGAGAACTAGGCAATATAACAAATTGAATCCTAGATTAAAACAGGCAGTAGATATGGTATTTAAAGCTGCTGATAAAAGTGGTGACGTTATTTCAAACTTTGAAAAAAATGTTAATACTGCTGCTAAAAAATTTAATGTTAAAGTAGATGACTTAATGAATTATTTTGACAAAGAAACACTAACTATTCTAAGGAGATAATATGGCGTTTGTAAGAGTTCCTGGATCGGGAGTACCTCCTGCTGTAGCTTATTATAATGATAGTGATAGTCTTACTATTGCTGGATCAGATTTATCTCCTGCTACCACTCAAAACCGTTTTGAGGATTTAATTTTTAATCCTGATGGAACAAAAATGTACACATTAGGATATGCTTCTGGTCTTGCTGGTAAAAATATTTTTCAATACACATTGTCAACTCCTTTTGATGTATCAACTGCCACAACTTCAGTAAACGATCATATTACCGTTGGAGGCACATTTACTACAGATAACGAAGCCATAAGATTTAATAACGATGGAACAAAACTTTTTGTTCTTTATGATGCTACTAATCAAAATCAGCGAAGTAGAATGTATCAATACACTTTGAGTAACCCTTATGATATTACTAGCCCTATATCACCAGGTAATACCTTTACGTTAGGAGGTCAGTATGACAATTTTAGAGCATTTCTTTTTAATGAGGATGGTTCAAAGATGTTTGTTAGTAAACAACAATCTATATACAAATATGATTTAAGTACTCTTTTTGATACTTCAACTGCTACATTAACTGGTACAGGTTTTTTTACAACTAATAATTCTTACGGTATCTCAAACTATGGTTCATCGTCCAGTATTAGTGGAATGCAATATAATAACGATGGTACCAAGTTATTTACAGTTCATCAACAATCAACAATGGGTCATACAGCAAAAATAGTAGAGTGGACGTTGTCAACTGCTTATGATCCTACAACTGCAAGTACAAATGCTGACTTTAACGACACGAGCACCTATTTTGAAACCGGTGAAGCTGTTGGTTCTGCTGGTAATGGAGTACCTACTCAATTTATTACTTTCAATAATAACGGATCAAAATTCTTTAGTTTTAACCATACTATTGGACATGGTAGTAGTGATCCAGTAAAAATTAAAGAATGGAATGTATCTACACCTTTTAGTATGCTAAGTTCTTCTTCAGGATCATCAGGAT